ATGAAGATTAACGATGGTGAACTATGGGTAATTTCTGCTCTAATATATGCTATATTTATGTATGGTGTATGGGTACTTGAGAAATGGAAAGAAAGATGATTAAAAGAAATACAAATTATTATGGAGGTCTGGCAGATGTAATAGAAGAATGGTTAGATACACATGATGAATGGTTAGAACAAGAAGAAGTTAGCAATCAGGTTCAACCATATCGTAAAAAATCAGAGGACACCAAAATATCAGATCAAAGTGAATCATGAGGAGATAAGTTAATGGAATCATTAAAAATAGGATCACACATCTCGGCATATGACGTAGTAACTGGTGAACATTTATCTATTCCTGTAGGATATTTAATGTCTCATTACCCGAATCATTACTGCGAAGTAGGCGAGTACGAAAAGATAGTACATAAAAATGCGTGTGAATATGGACTGTTAGATGAATCTGATTTATGGGAGATCGCAGGATATCCAAACCCTTTAGCTATATTAAATAAAGATATCTATGATTTTAAAGATTTTGAAGAGGAGCACTCATTATTTAGAGTAGAGGTAATAGATAAGAATGGCAGAAGATTATTAGCATCTAAAAATAAGTAATAAAAAGGAATTATAAGATGATAAAAGATTTAATAAATGATCTATACTTGAGTAATGGTGAGACAAAACGTATTAATTGCCCCAATTGTGCAGGATTTAAAACATTCACTATCACTTCTTTAGATGGATTAATAATATGGAATTGTTATAAGGCATCTTGTAATGCTAAAGGTGCAACCCCAGAGATTATGACAAGAGATACATTGGTTTCTCGTATAACTAAACCATTGGAATTAGTTGAGAAAAGAGTAGTGCCATTGGTAGTGCCATCACATTTTTCTTCATTCTTTCCAGAGAAGATGGTAAAATATATGGATAAAAATAATATTACTACGGCATGGAAAGAAGGAAGAGTTGAATTGTTCCATGATGTTGTGCAAGATCGTGCTGTATTTACTATAGTATCTGGAGGTAAAGCTATTGATGCAGTTGGAAGAGCACTACGTTGGGGGACAAAATGGCATAAGTATGAAAATACTGGTGAACCATTCATAGCTGGTTATGGTGACACATTATACATTGTAGAAGATGCAGCTAGTGCTTGTGCTATTTCTCATTACGGCACCGCAATGGCTTTGTTAGGTACTAATCTATCTGAGAGAGCAATAGATATAGCCAAGGGATACCGTAAGTGTGTGGTATGTTTAGATAAAGATGCAAGTCGTAAAGCTTTATCCTTGACAATGAGGCTTAAACAGTTTACAGACACTACGATGAGGGTCTTACAATATGATCCTAAAGAATACCCAGAAGGAGTACTAGCATGATGGCAGACATTATACCGTTTAGTGAATCACCACCAGAGCCTGAAGGAAGCGTTACCAATATGCTTCTAGAATTATTTCTTAATCACAAGTTTTGGGTTGACCACAATCATATGGTTAATCAAAAATACTTTGAGAAGGAAAGCAAAAAGATATACGATGTGCTTACAGAGGCTCACGAGAAATACGAAGGTGATCTATCTGTAACTGAGTTGGAAGCTTTACTATGGTCTAAAAATCCAATGCTAACTGGAGCACAGCGTGGTGCCATACTAGATATAACTAAACGTATGCGAGGTGAAATTAGACCTGAAGTAGGTAGTGATATATTACTATCAGCATTTAGAGAACATCTAGGAAAGACTATAGCCGAGCTAGGTTTACAGCTAATGGATGGGACTATCAAAGATTTATCACTGATTCAAGAGTTACTTGAAAAGTATGAGAATGGTTTAGAAATTGGTGATGACTTGGGATTTGTATCAAATGAGTGGGATGATATGTTTAAAGCTAACAAGGTAAACTATCCTTGGACATGGAACTTAACACAACTACATATGATATGTCCTGGCATAGGTCCAGGTACATTGACAACTGTATTCGCATTGGTTGAGACTGGTAAATCTGCGTTTGCAATTAGTACTGCATTCAGTCCCAGAGGCTTTGCCGATCAGGGTGCAAGAGTTCTTATGATATGTAATGAAGAGGTAGCCGAGAGAACTATGGACAGAGCAGGGTCAGCTTACTCTGCACTTGAAACAGATCAGGTTATTGATGATCGACTCAAAGGGAGAACAACATGGGATGGTATAAAGGATAACATACAAATGGTTGATGGGGAGAATTGTCAGACAATGGAAAGATTGAACTTCATAATATCTAAAGGAGGCCCATTTGATATTGTAATCATTGACCAGTTAGACAAGATGCAAGTAGCAGGTATATTTACTAGGGATGATTTACGATTGAGTCAGGTATACATCAAAGCTAGAACTATAGCTAAGAAGCATGACCTTGCTATGATTGCTGTGTCTCAAGCTGATGCTACTGCTGATGGTAGAACATCATTACGATTTACTCAGATGGCTAACTCTAAGATAGGTAAAGCTGCTGAAGCCGATGTGATTATAGGTATAGGTAAAGAAGCAACTGATAGCACAGATGATAACTTCTTGAGGTATCTACACGTATCAAAGAATAAGTTAGGAGGTATTCATGGCAGAGCTACGGTACAGATCGAACCAAAAATATCACGATACATAGATTAATTACTTGACATCTCTAAAAATCTATGGTATATGATTGGTTATCAATTCTAGAAAACCCATATACTATATACATATAATATTATATAAGGATATATAATGGTAGATTTAATGAAAGAATGGGAAAAGATAAATGATTCAGATTATGTTATTGTATTAGATCTTGAGGTAGATCTTGGTGGTAATCGTAAAGATCCTTCACCGTACAATAGAGAAAACAATTTAGTTGCTATTGGTTATACACTTAGGAAGTTAGATGGTTCTCTACATGATACTTATAATGAGGTACACGTACTAATGCGTAACGACAATCTGGATAACTTTAAACAGGCATTAAACAATGCTAAGTTTGTTGTAGCACACAATGCTAAGTTTGATGTTGCGTGGTTGCGTGAAGTTGGTATCAAATGTGATGTAAAGATTATTGATACTATGATAAGTGAGTACGTGTTAAATAAAGGTATCCGTAACAAGCTTAGTCTTGATGCTCTATCTAAGAAGTATGACGTGACAAATAAAGAAGGTACATTATCAGATTATATTAGCAAGGGTTTAAACTACACAGATATGCCTGAAGAAGATCAGATTACTTATCTACACAACGACGTGTTAGCTACTGCTGAAGTTTTTCAGAATCAAGAGTATAGATTTTCATCTCAGCAAAATGCTTCTATGTTACCTATACGAGATCTTATGTGTGAGTTCTGTAGTGTATTGACTGACATTGAGCGATCAGGAATGGCGATTGATATAGATGTTCTTAATCAGGTTGATAAGGATTACGAGAAAGAACAGGCAGATCTTGTTACATATCTTCAGAGAGAAACCAGGATTCTTATGGGAGATAGTGATATAAACTTATCATCACCCGAACAATTATCTAGTGTTGTATACTCATGTAAGCTACACGACAAGAAGCTGTGGAAAGAAGTAATGAACATAGGTTTAGATGAGAAAGGTAAGCCTAAGCGTAGACCTAGAATGTCATCAGGAGGATTTAGAAAATCAGTAGGAGAAACATTTAAGGTGGCGTTTAAGACTCGTGCAGTTAAGTGTGATTTATGTTTAGGTAAAGGCAGCTTCTTTAAATCTAAGGTAGACGGTACGGACTTTAAAAAGCCTACTAAGTGCTCTAAGTGTATTGGTCTAGGGGTTGTTTATATAAATTTAAACGAGATAGCAGGGTTGAGGATAAAGCCTAGACTAGATATTGCTGCATCAGGAGGATTTAAAACTGATAAAATATCTTTGGTTGAACACGTTAAAGTTGCTAAAGATCCAGCAGTTAAGAAGTTTCTAGAATCTTTAATTAGATTATCAGCGATAGATACATATCGTGCATCATTCATTGAAGGTATAAAGAAAGGTATAAAATCTGATGGTTTACTTCATGCTAATTTTAATCAGTGTATTACTGCAACTGGTCGTTTGAGTAGCAGCAATCCCAATCTACAGAATATGCCTAAAGGTAGATTGTTTCCAGTACGTAAGGCTTTTGTTAGTAGGTTTAAAGGTGGTACATTAATAGAGATTGATTACTCACAGTTAGAGTTTAGAGTTGCCGGTATACTTGCATCAGATTCTACAGTTAAGAGTGAAGTTGAATCAGGCTTTGATGTTCATGCGTATACTGCTAAAGTACTAACAGATAATGGTGAGCCTACTGAGAGAGGTGCAGCAAAGGCTTCTACTTTCAGACCCTTGTATGGTGGCACCCAAGGTACTCCTGCCCAACAGATATACTTTAAGGAGTTCTTTGATAAGTACAGGGATATTTTTAGATGGCATGACAAGTTACAGTCAGAGGCTATCATAAGTAAGAAAGTTATTACAGCTACAGGTAGACAATTTAGTTTTCCTGATTGTGAAAGGAATAGATCTGGCAATGCTAATTACAAAACACAAATAGTAAATTATCCCGTTCAGTCTGTAGCTACTGCTGAGATTGTACCACTAGGAGTTATCATATTGTATAACAAAATAAAAGAATTAGGATTGAAGAGTAGAGTAATTAATACAGTACATGATAGTGTTTTAATTGATACCCACCCAGAGGAGATAGAGCAGGTGAAACTAGTAGGACCACAGTGCCTTGTTAATGCACAAGAAGAAGCTAAGAAACGATTTGGCTTACCCGATTATATACCTCTAGAAGTAGAGATGTCTCATGGAAATAACTGGATGGATCAGGGAGAATTTAATGCAACAGTATGAATTAAATGTGGGAGATATAAAAGAAGT